TTGATAAGTCTGTTCAAACATTACAATCTAAATTTGCTAGAGATCGTGCTGGAGAGAACATGAAACGATATGCTGGACAGATTTTAAATGATTCTTTAAGAGATTTTGACGCAACCTTAAACCTTAACAAGTCGCAAGATGCTGGTTTAACTTATGTCAAATACTATGGAGATGTAATTCCAACAACTAGAGAGATTTGCAGAAATGTAATTAATGGAGTATATAACAAACGACAAGGTGGACTTTTTACCATTGATGAAGTGAACGCACTTTGGAATAGTAGAAGTTGGAAGGGTAAGAAGTCTGGTAATCCTCTAATAGTTCGTGGGGGTTATAATTGCAGACACCAATGGAGTTATGTCAATCCTGATTGGTATGATGAAGCTGGAGAACTAATAATATAAACAAACAAGGAGTCTTACATGACGCAAGAAAACGAGGTTGTTCAACCGATAACTGAACAAACAGAAGCACCTACTGAAACAAAAGTAGAAGCAACACAAGAAGTAAAAGAAATGAAATTTACACAAGATCAACTTGACAAAGTAATTTCATCAAGACTTGAAGCTGAAAGAAGAAAATACGAAAAGAAACTTCAAGAAGAAGAAAATCAAAAAGCTGAAATTCTAAAACAAAAACAATTAGAAGAAGCTAAAACTAAACAAGACCTTGAAAAGATTATGCAAGATAGATTATCTGAAAAGGAACAAGAATTAAATAGATACAAAAACCAAATCAAAAAAGAAAAAGTTGATAATTCTATTTTATCTGTTGCTTCTTCAAACAAAGCTATTAGTCCAGCACAAGTAGTTGCTTTATTAAAAGATGAAGTAAAATATAATGATGATGGAAGAATAGAAGTAGTTGATAATAATTCTAATGTACGATATAACGCAAAAGGAGAACTTTTGACAATCGAAGATAGAGTAAAAGAGTTCTTAGATAGCAACCCACATTTCCGTCAAGGGTCGTTGTCTGGTTCAGGAAGCCAGAGTGCTATCGGTGGTAAAACTGTAAAACCCTTTAATCTACAGGACTTGGACTTAACAAAGCCAGAAGATCGTAAAGCCTATCAAGAATATAGGAAGAAACGAGATTCAGGTGCTGTTGAGATTAACTTAAACAAATAATAATAATAGGATAATATCATGGCTAACGAAAGCACAAGTTCTACACTATCGGAACTATACACAGAGATAGTAGCAGAAGCTCAATTTGTAGCATCTGAAAAATCCATTATGAGAAACTTAGTTAAAAACTATGCGATCTCTGGTGGTGGAAAAGCAGTAGAAGTTCCTGTCTATGCAGCAGTAAGTGCAGCAGCAGTAGCTGAAGCAACTGATCTAGCAAACACAGCAATCAACCCAAGTTCAGTAACTATTACAGCTTCTGAAGTTGGTGTTATGACTACTCTAACTGACCTAGCAAGAAACTCTGCACCAAGAAATGTTGCAGCAGATGTTGGTAAGTTATTTGGAGAAGCACTAGCAAGAAAACAAGATACAGATTTAACTGCATTGTTTAATGGCTTTAGTGTTGCATTAGGAGATGGTTCAGCGGCTATAACTCCAGCAGTATTATTTAATGCTCTTTCAACTTTGAAAGAAAACGCATTACCTACTGATGGCTGTCAAGTTGTACTACACCCTAAAATTGCTTATGACCTTAAATCTGGTTTTACTAATACTTTTGCTGGTTTAGATACTGAATTATCTAACGAAGCATTAAGATCAGGACACATTGGTAAAATAGCTGGTATGAATGTATTTGAAACTTCAAATATGGCGAATACAGGAACAGCTGGAGATTACAAAGGTGCTGCGTTCCATAAAGACGCATTAGCAATCGCAATGATGCAAGATGTTAAAATCGAAACTCAAAGAGATGCTTCTCTAAGAGCAGACGAAATCGTTGCTACATCAGTATATGGTGTTGGAGAAATCCATGACTCATATGGTGTAGAATTACATTACGATTCATCTATCCAAGCATAATAATTGCTTACTTTGTGGGGGCTAGAAATAGCCCTCGCAATTAACTAATAGGAGATAAAAATGGTAAAATTAGTATTATCAAATGAAACAATGGTTACTTTAAAAAGAGGTAACAAAACAATCACTAGAAGCGAATTAGATTATCAAACTAATAAAGCTATGTATGATTTTAGAGGTTTTAAACCTGTTCAAGATGATGTAAAAGAAAATATTAAAGAAGTAGATCAAACTTTTGAAAATGAAGCAAAAATTATACCTCTTAAAAAGAAAAGAAAAACAAGGAAAACAAAATGAATCAATGGATATGGCTTAAAGGAAAAAAGAAAGTTAAATGGATTTGGGTAAAAGCAAAAAACAATCCAATGTACTCAATACCTTTAGCTTTATTAATTGTTTATTTAATTTGGAAGTAAATTATGGCTAATTATACTGGTGCTGACGTAATAACTGCAAGTGATGTAACTAAATATCAACCAGACGCATTTGATTTTGGTGTAGCATCAGATTCAACAGAAGCAGTTAATTTCTTTGCACAAACTACTAACGATATATTCAGACAATTAAGAGTAGAGTGGTGGCCAGTATATAAGACTAACATATTCACAGACATCACAGTTTTAAATACTGCTGAAATGGTAAATACAAAAGTTAATTTAGATCAGTTTGAACGTGCTGGTGTTTATCTATTTTTGGGAAGATTCTTTTTACCAGCATTAACTAAATTCAGACCAGAAACAGAAAAAGATAGATTTGAAAGAATGGCAGAATATTACATGAGTCAATACAACATGGAATGGAGAATGATCTTAGAAGATGGTGTTGAGTATGATGTTGATGCAGATGGAACTATTGTATCAAACGAAAGAGAACCTTTACATGGATTTAGAAGATTGATTAGATAATGACTATTGATTTGAAAATCAAAACAAATGCTGATTTAGTTAAAAAAAGATATTCAAGAATACAGAAAAGATTTAAAGGTATAATTCAAAAAGGAATACTACAAGCTGGATTCCAATTACTAGATATTATTAGAACTAAAACCAAAAAAGGTATTGATTTTAGAGATAGACCATTTGTTCCATACTCACAAGGTTATTTAAAAAAATTAAACAGAGAGGGTAAATCAACAAATGTAGATTTATTTTATTCTGGTAGAATGTTAGGTGCTTTAACTCCATCTGGTAGAACTATTAGAAAAACAGGAACTAATAAAGTTAGTGTAGGATTCAGTAATTCACAGATGTTACAAAGAGCAGTATTTAATCAAGTATTAGGAAAAAATAAGAGGGAATTTTTTGGTTTTAATGATAGAACTGCTAATATAATAAGAAAACAATTTAACAGATTTGTTGCAAAGGAATTTAGGAAAGCAAGAATATGAGTGTAAGAGAAAACATAGCAGTTAATTTATTATCAGTAATATCTAGTATATCTAGTCCAACAATTAAAAAGGCTACTAGACAACCTTTTTTATTAGATGAATTATCTGAACAACAATATCCAGCAGTAATAGTTCAAACATCAGAAGAAAATAGAGATGATAGTGAACTTGGTAGTGGTGCTAAAACAAGACATGGTACGATTGATTTTGTAATACTAGGTTTTGTTAAAGGTGCAGAAGCTAATATTGATACTAAAAGAAATGAATTAATTACAGCTATTGAAACTGCAATAGAAACTGATATTACCAGAAATGGTAACGCACTTGATTCGGAAGTCATACAAGTAGAAACTGACGAGGGAAGTTTATTTCCTGTTGGTGGAATAAGAATGACAATCAGGTGTATGTACGAATATCAAGCTGGAACACCATAAGGAGATAAACAATGAGTCAATTAGATAAATTATTAGATAAAATTAATAAAAAAGTAGATCAAGTAGAAAAACTGCACGACAAAGAATCATTACTTTGTGAAGAAGTTAAAGATTTAATCGAAGAAATTAGAGAAAACCATGTAGAGGAAGATCATACTTGGGAAGAAGATGATGATAATTTAGAAGAAGATTTTGATGAAGAAGATGAGGAAGATATTGACGAAGAAGAAGATAAATAGTAAAAGGACTTATGGCTAAAGACATTAAATTATATAAAGGTAATTCAGAGATAAGTATTAATGAAACAAACCTTGAACATTATTTAAAACTTGGCTATAAGCAAGAGCAAGAAACTAAACAAACTAAATCTAACAAGGATAAAAAGACATGGCAACACATCACGGAAAAGAAGGAGTTGTAACAGTAGGTGGAACAGCAGTTGGGGAACTAACTAGCTTTACACTTGAAACTACAGGAGATGTTGTAGAAGATACTGCTTTAACAGATGGTACTAAATCATTTGTTGCTGGTAGAACTTCATTCTCTGG